CTGCGCGAGGTCGGCGTGCCCGACGTGCGCGCCCTCCGCGGCTACGTGGAGAAGATCCATCGCCTTCGCGCCGCGAACCCCAACGGACTCGATTGAGAACAGCGCTTTGGCGAGCTCGGCCGGTCCGCTACCCACTTGCGGCGCGAGTTTGAGCACCGCAGCGGAGAGGTTCTTGACCTCCGCGGCGCTCGCGCCCGCCTGCGTCTGAATGAGCGCCATCGCAGACTGAAAGTCGACAGCCTGCTTGATCGACACCACCGCCGCGCCGAGCAGGGGCACCGACAGGCCGGACATCGAATGCCCGGCGGCGGAGATCCTTCCGCCCGCACCGCGGATCGACGTTCCCGCGCGAGACAGCATGCTCGGGCCGGCGATGGCCGCAGCGGTCGGGCCGAGCGTCGCCGCCTGCACGCGCTGCGCGGCCGCGTACTGCGCGGTGACCGCGTCGCCGCGCGCCTTGTTCGCCGCCGCGAGACGGTCGGCCTCCGCGCGCTGCGCCTGCATTGCGGCGATCTGCGTCGCCGAGTCTCGCTTGATCGCCGCCGCCAACGTCGCCGACGACACCTTCAGCTCCGACTGGTGCTGGATGATCGCTTGGTAGGACGCGCCCTGCTCGCGCATCTTCGCGATCGTGCCGTCGAGCGCCGTCTTCACGGTCGACGCCGAATCGACCGCGGCCCGAGCGACCGTCACGTCCGCCGTGACCGCCGTCTTCGCGAGCGTGTTGTACGCGGCGGAGATCGCCTTCGACGACAGGTTGACCTGCTCCGACGTTTTCGTGGTCGAAATGCCCAGATCGCGGACGGCCGTGATCGTCGGCTTCAGCCCACGCTCAGCTACATCGACGAGGTATTTAATGCTTGTGGAGACCTCGCGCGTGGGCATCAGCCGACCCGCCCGCCAGAGACCTTTATCAGGCCCTTCCACATCTCGAACCGCATGTTCATCTCCGCCTCGCGCAACTCGCGAAGCTCGCGGCCGAGCATGTCGGACTCGTGAGCGCCAAGCGCACCGAACTCGTCATCAGAAGACACGCCCGACCACATCAGCGCCATTAGCTGGAACTGGCCCCGGTCTTCCGGGCCGTAGGGTTTGCCACGACGTACTCCACGGCGCTCGAGGCGTCGTCGTCGGTCAGTTCCTCCATCGCCTCGTCAACATCAGGGCGTGCGCCCGTCTCGTCGGCGTACAGCAGCGCGAGCCGCTTGAACGCGAGGTCGAGGATGCTGTGCGTTGCGGCGCGGAAGTTCGTCAGGTCGCCCGCCGACACCGACTCTTGCCGGTTGAGGCGACCCGCGACGTCGTTGGCGGTGACGCTGAGGTTCACGTCGCCGAGGTCGTCGACCGCGACCCGGCGAGCCCGGGTGTACTTCAGCGGCTTGTAGACCTTCGAGCCGATCCGCAGCTCGCCGGTTTCCGCGTCGAACCCCGACTCCGGGGTGGGGGATGGTGCGGGGCTAGCCATCTTGGCGATGTCCGCGGCCGTTGCTTCGGGCATGGTGTGCCTCCTGGTCTGTGCCGTCGGCGGGATCGCGGCGGCTGTGACAAAACGTGCTTCTAAGCCGGAAGGCTGGCCTCGTCGGCCGCCCTCCAGAACGTGCGGACATGGTTCACGGAGACACCGAAGCGGGTCGCCAAACCCCGAGCCACACGAAGACGCCCGGACGACGGGTAGTACTCGTCCGCCTCAATGAGGATCTGCCGCTCGACGAGAATGGCGAGCGCTGCGTCCGCGTCGATCTTCGTCCGAGCGCCACGAAAGACGTTCTCGCGGTGCGTGACGGCTTCGAGGTGGCCGGGATTGACGCATGCGCGGTTGCGGCACAGGTGGTCGAGTTCGTGGCCGTCGGGAATCGCGCCCACGGAGCGCTCGTACCAGGCGCGGTGAGCAAGCACATTGCGACCCTTCGCCTTGACGTACATCAAGCCGTAACCCGCGCCCGATATCACGCCCTGCCACTGCCAACACGGAGTCTTGTACCCCGCGTCCGCCACCGTGAAGTTGCGCCAGAGATCTGGGCAGCTTCGACTCTGATGACCAGCGATGAAGCGCACCGTGTTGGCCCTTTACTTGGCCGACTGCCCCTCGCGTGTACGCGGTGATCCGTGTCCGTTCGCCGCAGCCGCATTCGCAGAGTCCGTCTGGCACTTGTCGCCCCTTAGGTCGTGCTGCGCGGTAATGACCACGGTCCCACGGGCGCCCGCAAGGGCGATCCGCAACGGGCCGAGAACTTCTTCCAACGCTTGGCCGGGCTGCACGATCACCGTGGCGAGCACCGGCTGATCTCGCAGTTGCGCCGCGAGCTGAGTCAGGCGACGCGCCTGCCGGGCGACACGGCTGGCCTCCGTGGCGACGCGCTCGGCGTCGACCACCTCAGATCACCGAGATAGGCGTCGCCCGCGAGTTCGTGACCGCGACCGTGCAATCCGTCCCGGTGACCGTGTCGTAGAACGCCTGGCCGTTGAACGACGACGGCAGATCCCCCGTCGCGGACGCCTGACCGATACCACCCGCGCCCATCAGCACCGCAGCGGGGAGTGTGATCTGCACCTGATCCGTCGTGCCCGTCGGATCGACCGCAGTCGCCACCACCGACGTGACCTGACGCCACTGCTGCCGCAGCTCCGTCGCAACATCCGAGTCCTTGAGGTCGAAGCCCCAGCTCACCGTCTGCCGCCCGGTGATCCGGTGGTAGCAGGGCCACCACATTTTGTAGGTCTTGCCGTTCAAGATCTGCTGGCCGACGCAGATCCCAGCCACCTGCCGGTCGTAGACGTTGTTGTTCTTGAAGCCGAACCGGAAGGCGTTCACGCCGACGAACACCGACCCGCCGTCGAGGTTGATCTGCACGTCGCGGAGCAGCATCGGCTTGACCGTCGGCTCCGCGAGAACACCCGTGGGCACGGTCGGGGCGAGGTGGTCGTCGATGATCTGCCCGTACAGCGGGTGCGCGTCCGCGACGAGCTTGCCCGGCCCCTGCGAGTCGAGGGTCATTTCGACCGACTCGAACGCGATGCCCGACAGTTTGATATTCAGCGCGTCGCGGAGCGTGTGCGCCATCGCCATCGGCAGCGACGTGGTCCCGATCGGCGCCCCGGTCAGCGGGTGGACGTACCGTCCGCCCACGCCGGGGGTCGTCCGGGTGAACGTGGGCGTGCCGCCCGTGAGGCCCGTGCCGGTGATCGTCTGGTTCGTGACCGGGCCAGCCATGCCTGCCGCGAACGTCAGCGTCGTGGCGGCCGGGAGCGGGCCGGCGGAGCCAACGACACCACCAGCGGGAAGCGCCGGGCCACCGGTTGCCGCGAGAACGGCTGAGGCGACCGCCGCGGCCGTCGCGTTGAACGCAATCGCCGCCGTCGTGTAAATGTTGCCGTTCCACAAGAACGACAGGACGAACGTGCCCGCGGTCGCCGCACCCAGCGCGACCGAGTCAACCTCGTACGTGTTCGTGCTGGTGATCGTGCCCTCGCCGCCCATTACGAGCTTGAACAGCCGCTCGATCATGTAGCGATGCGTGTCCGCCGTCAGCGACAGAACCGGGAGGGACTTGAACGGCAGCATCACCGGGCCGGCGCGAACCCCGGTGATGAGGTGGGAGTAGTCGAGATCGGTCTCGCCCCACTGCACGTTGAAGTTCTCCACGGGGACGGTGTTCGTCTGGTCTGGGATGACGCCGCCCGTGAACGGCGCGGCCGCGGCGGCGACGGTGTCGGCGTTCGAGCCGCCGGCCGTCGGGTCGTCGGTCCACGCGAAATAGCGGCGGAAGCTGGGCGGGGTGTAAACGGTCATGCGGGCTCCTGCGCCGGGGGCGCGGTTGAGAGGTCAACCGGGCCGGACGGCTCGGGTACGACGGACTCGGCGCCTGCGAACGGCCCGGGCGCCACGTCGGTCAGCACGGGTGCGCCCTCGTCTACAACGGGGGCGGTCAGCTCGGGGGCGTCGGCGATGGCCGGGGGGACGTACGGGGCGTCGGTGGTGTCGATGTCGAAGCCGGCGCGGGCCGCCCACTTCTCGGCCGCGTCGAGCAGCGCGTCGCCCTCGAGCGGCTTCCGCGAGCCATCCTCCGCGATCTCCTGAAGCTCGTGCATCCGCTCCGCTGCGCGCTCCAGCGGGATGCCGTCCGCGGTGACGACGCCAACGCCGACAAGCTCCACCGGGTCGGCACCCGGCTTGGACATGATCGATGCCATGGTGAGTCCTCCCGGTGAGGGGTTGAGAACGGGTAAAGTGGAGGGATGAGCGACGATCGGGCGGCGACAGTCGAGGCACTTCGGATGACGCAAGCGACCTACAAGGCCAACGGCCTCATGCGCGACAAGTGGGCCCGAGACATCGCCATCGTCGGGGCCGTCGCGGGCGGGATGACGCAGCGCGCCGTCGGTGATGTCGTCGGCCTGACGGGCGCGCGAGTCGGCCAAGTATGCGACGAGGTCCGCCGCATACGAATGGCGACAGCGCGGATGATGGTCGGCGGCTAGCTCGGCGAGAAGGCGCTACGGAAGTGCGCGGTGATGACGAACTCGATCCCGCGATACTTGATCGAGTCGTAAGTCATCTCCAACCCCCGGAAGCTGATCGGGTCCACATAATGCGCCGCGGCGCGCAGCACACTCTGGTGAGGAAAGACCAGGTCACGCTCAAGCACGCAGCTCACGCGATCCCAGTACCGAACCCACGCGATCTGCTCGTCGGCAACATCGGCAGTCGGGATCACGACATACACGCCGAAGTTGACGGCCTTGCCGGTCTCCTGCGTCGTCGGCTTGTCCATTTTCGACGGCAGGATCATGTTGAAGATGTGCGGCGGCGTCGGCGACGACACCTCGAACGGCGTCACGGTGATGTTGCCCGGGTCGATCGACTCCTCCAGCCGCACGAGTGCGCCGAGGAAGCCTTCGAGGTCTCCGGCGTCGGGGCGAAGCTCGGTCATCGAAACAGCCTCTCGGTCGCCTTGACAGCCCCAGCGGTCAGGATGTCCTCAACCTCGACGGCCGACGACTCCTTCGTGCGCTCGATGAAATGCGTTGGCCTCTGGCCCCGCGACCGCTTGCGAAACGAGCCGTCCGCGAACCGCAGCGCCGCCCGTGGACCCCGCCCGGCCTTCGGCGTGATCGCCGAGTGCGAGCCGGCCTGCACAAGCCCCAGCAGGCCCGTCGCGCGACCCTGGAACGTGGCGTAAACCCCGGTGCCGTCGTTGACGTAGCCGGCGATCCGCTTGTCCTCCGGCGACCGCGGCTGCACCGTCCCCGACACGCCCGTCTGCGAATGCCGGACGATCGCGCTCACGCGACTCGCAAGGTTGCCCGTCGCGCCATGCGGCGCCGTCTCCGCCCACCTCTGCTTCGTCAGGTCCAGCGCCTCGTGCATCGCCCGGTCGGCCTCCTCCTCGAGCACCGGGATCGTGCGGGCGAGCTCCTCGGCGATGTGCTGCGCGGTCAGGGTCATCCGGTCACCTGCAACGCGTAGCGGTCAAGCGTCATCTTCGCCCTGGGCGGGAGAGTCTTGTAGTAGGCCACGCTGCCACCATCGCCGAGGTTCACAACGTCGCCGAAGCGGGCCTCCTGCTCCTTGTAAGCGCGGGCGCACATCAGGAGCAAAGCGCCCTTGATGTCCGCCGGCACGGGCCAAATGCCGAACCGGCCGGTCACGGTGATCGTGTTCCAGCCGGAGTAGTGGGCGAGCGGGAAGCGGTTCGGCTGGTCCGGGTAGAGGACGAGGTCGGTGAAGACGCCGTCGTTGCTCAGCAGCTCGTAGTCGCGGTAGCTGCTCGTCGAGAGCAGCGTCGCCCCGCCGAGCGCCACCGACGTAACCACCCGGGCGTCGGGGAGCGGGATGACTTTGCGCCGCTGGACGTTGATCGTGACAGCCACGTCCGGGGCGGTGTCGCCGTTGGCGGAGTCGAGCGGCGGGTTGGGCGAGAACCGCCGGCCCGTGTACTGCTCGACGATCACCTGATGCTCCTGAAGCAGATCCGTGAGGATCGCAACGTTCGCGTTCTTCGGGGGCGGAGCGCCCGGACCCGCAAGGCGCGCGAGAAGCTCGTCGGCGGTGGCGATCAAAACCCTGGCTCAGTTCGTGACGTAGGTGCTGGCCGCGAACGTGAACGACGGCGAAGTGCCGGCCACCGCCGACACGGCGACGAGAACGTGCAATTGGCTTCCGTGGTCGCCGATCGTCTGCGGCCCGGAGTTTCCGGTCGCGGTCTGCGGCGCGGCGGGGCCAACCCTGTCCGGGGTTCCACCGGCCATCAGACGGCCTCGGTTGTGCGGTGGCGCCGGCCGCGCTTCTCGCCCGGCGCGGCCGTGGCCTGCTCGATGTCGTAGTGCGCGTCTATCGCGCGGAAGTAGCCCGGGTTGGCGGCGATCAGCGGATGCCCGGCGCGCACGCGCGTCCTGCCCGCGTGGACGGTGAACTCCTCACCGTCGATGGTCGTGCTGAAGGTCTGTGTTGCGATGAGGATCTCGCCCGCCATGCGGCCGTCCTTTCGTTCGAGTGGTGGCGCCGTGGCCCACGCCCGGCATTGGGCGTGGGCGTATGGCGAGGGCATCAGGCGGCCGGCGTGTCCTTGACCGGGGCCGGCGTGGAAGCGTCGAGCGTTGTGGTCGAAGGCGCCACGGCAACGGCCGTCGCGTCGGACTTCAGGAGCGAGTCGAGATCCTCGAGCAGCCGCGACGCGGCGTCCGCCGCGTTCGGGTGGCCGGCGTTGCCGAGGGTGTCGCGCATCCGCTGGAACTCCGCCTTGACGTCGGTGATCGCGGTCGCGATCCGGCGCTTCACGTTCTCCTGCTCGGCGGTTAGGGCGACCGGAGTGGTTGCGACCGAGGCGGCCGGGGTGGTGCTGTCGGGCGTGCTCATTTGTTTCCTCCGAAGGGTCAGTTGGTAGAGGGACGAAGAGACCGGGGGGCGCCCAAACTTCGGGTGGCGCCCCCCGGTCCCCAGGGATCAGGCGGTGACGAGCGTCTGGAACGCCTGCGGTGCGAGCACGAGGCTCGTGTTCCGCCAGATGCAGTAGAGCCCGCGAGTACCCGTCGGGCGGTGGTTGGTGCCGACGAGGTTCTGGATGATCTCAACGTTCATGCCCATGCGGTCGACGATCAGGAAGTACCTGAAGTCGCCGACGGTGAGCACCTTCGAGCCGGTCGTGATCGTCGACGCCATCGCCGACGACTCGTACGCCGGCCGGCCGAGGAACGGGACGCCGAGGCCGCCCGGTGCGTCCGCCACCTGATTCATGAATCCGGCCTGCAGGTTCTGCATGAACAGGTTCGCGCCGCCCGCGGTGTCGTACTGGCGGATGCGGTCCCACATCGCGAGGTTGGCCATCCACTTTCCGCGCGGACGGAACCGCGGCGGGAGAGCTGCCCACACGTTGTAGAGGTCGGCGACGGCAACCGCGCCGACGCCGGCCGTGGCGGTTGTGGCGGTCGCGCCGACGAGGAGTCCCTGCGGCTCCTGCGAGACGTGGCCGGCGCCGAGCGTGAACTTGGTCGCCTCCACGTCGTCCTTGCCGTCGGCGATGAGACCGGCGAGCTCGGTCAGCGCGGCCGGCCAGTCCCCCTCGATTTCAATCGTGAACGGAACGAACGCCTGGCAGCGCTCGGGGTTCGCGACGGGCTGGGCGAGCGTCGGGGTGTTGTCCGACGCCTCCGTGCCTTCCGGGGCGTACGACGCGACGACCGCGCCGGTCGTCACTCCACGCCACTCGTTCGTGACGACCGTCTCGACGCGGGCCATCGCCCTCAGCGGGTTGACGGAGTGATTGGACGTCGGGATCAGCGTCGGGTCGAGCTGGTACGGGACGGCGAAGCCACCGGCCGCGCCGGTGAACGTCGCCAATGCCCGCTGTTCCTCCGGGGTCTGCGGGGCACCGGCGATCGCCTTCGCGAACGCCCTGCGGTACTCCTCGCTCCCGGTCGCGAGAATGCGCTCCGCGATGTCCTGCCGCTGCCCCTCGACGACCGCCTGACGACGGACGAGGCCCGTGATGTGCTTCTTCGCCGCGTCCCAGTCAGCGTCCGGGTTGGAACTCCCGTCCTCCTGGTCGATCGCGCGAAGCGCAGCGTCGCGCCACACCGCGGCGCGGCCCTCGTCCGACGATGCGCCCATGGCGCGCGAGCGCACCGACGGGAAGTCGTACGGCTTGGCCTCGCGGTCGGGGCGGCGCGTGCTGAAGTCCGCGCCGCCCTCGCGCTGCACGACACCGACGCCGTCGTCCTTGATCGCTGCGCGGCGCTCGTCCTGACGGGCCTTGATCCGGTCGGCGCGCTCGGTGATGCCGCGCTGCTCGGTGCTCAGCTCGTCGTGCTCGCGCTGCGCGTCGTCGGGGAGCTCGGCGTCGCCGTGCTCATCGTCGATCTCGGTCAGCCGCGAACGGATCGCGTCCTGACGGTCGAGAAGTTCCTGAAGGGTCATGCGGGTCTCCTTAGGCTTGTTGGCCGCCGCGGGGGTGGCCTCCTCTGGGGTAATCGCGGCGCCCGGGCTGGGGGTGGCCTCGCGGCCGGCGCCCTCCGGGGGTGCGGTTGCTGCATCGCGCGTCTCGCCGACCGGCGTGGCGGCGTTCTCTTCCGGCTCCGGCGGCTCAACCTCGGCCGCCTCCGCGTTCATCAGGTCAACGAGCGACTGCTGAATCGTCTGCATCGACGTCACCGCGCCGCCTTCGTCGGCCTCGTCCTGATCGTCGACGTACTGCGACGCCAGCTGGAGCATCCCGGCGATCGTGCCGACGTCCTCGGAATCCATGCGCTGCCCACGGCGACGCTTCGTCGCGCTTCGCGCCGCGAGCTGCTCGAGCCGCTCGGGGTTGGCGGCCCGCTCGAGCATCTCGGCGAGTCGCTCGGGATCACGGGCCGCCCGGAGGACCATGAACTCGTCCGTCATCGAGCGTAGGCCGGCGGTGGCGGACGGGTAGGCGCCCCAGGTCACGGGGCCGAACTCGGGGACGCGGCACTCCTTCAGCACGCACTCCGGCAGGCCCTGCGGGTTGTAGTCGGAAGGCTCCGGCTTCTCGTTGAACTCCTCACGGATGACCGAGAACCGGAAGCTCGCGCCGTAGACCCCGGCTTCGAGGCCGGGGAGGAGCTCGCGGACGTAGGGAGCGTCGAAGAGGGCGACCTCGTAGGCGCCGCCGACATCGTCCTCCCGCACGTCGGAGATCGACCCGAGCGGCTTGTCGCCCTGCACGAACTCCATGCCGTGCTGGAAGAGGCAGCGCATTCCGGCGCGGCCCTCCTGCATCGTCTTCGAGAACGCGCCGGGCGCGATCGACTCAAGGAAGTTGCCCTCATACCAACTATCGATCTCCGCCCACTCGTTGAACACGGCGAAGTGGCCGACGAGGCTCGGCATCGCCGCACCGTCGGACGCGGCGCGGAGCACAATCTTGGGGTGAGCGCGGATCAGGCCGTCCCTGGGGGGACGTGCCGTCGGTTTTTCGACCGGCATGTGCGTGGACCTCCCAGGAAACGGGGGTTTAGAGGAAACGCCAGCCGGGGCGGCTGGCGGCGGCTTTATGGGTTGGTGGTCGAGCCCTTGGGGTGCGCCGGCGACTCGGGGGCCGTCCCCGTGCCGGGCTCCCATAGTTGGACCGAGAACAAGCCGGAGTGCTGAAGCAGACGCATATCGGCAGCCATAACGGCCGCGACGGCGCTCTCGGGAGTAAAGCCGGCGTGGGTCAGGCCGCTGATCGTCGCGCCCTTGACCTGTTCAATCTCGGCGGCGTCCTTCTCGTCTTCGCGAAGGAAGGCGACATCGCGGGGGTCGTACCAAAGCTCGGCGCCGGCCGGAACTTGAATCAGTGGCGCTAGCGAGCCGGAAACGTTCCGCCAGAGCGGCCGTAGAGTTGCGTCGGCGAGCGACCGGCGGGCCTGGCCGTAGTTGCTGTACGTCGCCGCCGAGAGGCCCTCGGAGAAGCCGACGCAGATCGGAGGAAGGCCCGCGGCGGCGGCGATGCGCGTCTCCCCCGCGCCCTGCACGACCTTGAAGTCGATTTCCTTCAGGTTCGCGCCGACGACCGTCGCGTCCGCGCCACCGCCGAGGAACAGCGTCCTGTAGGCGTTAGCGGTGCCCTCATGCTCGAGCTTGAACTTGGCGATCCAGTTGTCGGCCGCCTCCTTCTTTAACTCGGGGGCGAACTTCACCACGAGGTTCGGGGTGGCGCCGTGATCGAAGAACTTGAGCTTGTGATTCGACGCGGCTGTGTCGCCCTCCACCTCGCGGATGACGGGGGTCAGCCAAGACATGCCGCGGTAGCTGGCCATCGGGTCGGGGATCGGCGCGAAGTGTGCGACCTCCTCCGGCAGGAAGATGTCGGGGTCGGACGTCGAGGTGATCCCGTTCGGGTGGAAGGCGTACGCGATCGGCTCGAGGTCCCACGCCGCCCCGGTTTTCGAGCCGAGGAGGATCTCAACCCAGTCGGGCCGCAGCCGCCGCATGTTCCGGTCGCGGTTCGTGACGAAGGCGTTGCCGGCACAGTCCGCGTCGAGAATCATCCGGGTCAGGAGATCGCCCGTCGTCCCGTTCGGCCACGGCGTCTCGAGCGGCGCAAGCGCCCGCGTCCCGAACAGGTCACCCGGGCGGCCGTTGGTCAGTCGGCGAAACTGGAACCGCGCCTCCGAGAACAGTCGCATGCGGAGGGCCATGCACGCGAATACGGCGCCGTTGCCACGGTAGCCGCCAGAGATGTAGCCGGCGAAGTCGTTGCCGATCGCCTCGGCGTTGCCCGAGATCGTGGTATTCAGGCCGGTGCCGTAGGTGTTCCCGGCGTAGCCGACGATCTGCTGAAACCAGTCGTCGATCCCAAGGGCGCCGATCGACCGCTCGCCCGACAGGCGGCGGATGAGGCTCGCCATCAGCCGAAGTCCAGGGCGAGGCCAGCTGCGATCAGCAGCGCGCCCGCGACGATCAAACTTGCCGCGAGCGAGACGAGAGCGATGCCGCAAACCATAAGGAGGCCGCCCGCGGTCAGGAGGCCGAGTTCGATGCGCTTCACGGCGGTCCTCCGGTCTTCGGTCAAAATGAGAACCACGGCTCGACGACCTCGCCGCCCAACTCGTCCTCCGCGATGTTGTTGCCCATCAGCAGGCCCGTCAGGGCGTCGATCGGGTACCGCTTGCGCCTCTCGCCCTGCGCGCCGGTCGGACGATCGAAGCGGTACTTCTCGCCGCCCGTCGACCTGCGGACCGCGTTGAGGACGTGCGCGCGAAGTGTCCGGTCACCCGAATGGACGATCCAGCGGTTGCGGATCGCCGTCTCCAACCTTGCCGCGGCTTGGCTCATCGGCGCGGGGTCCTGCGAATGCGCGACAAACTCGAGCGGCCCGATCCCGCGCTCCACTTGCTGCGGGTGCGTGCCCTTCTCGAGCATCTGCGCCATCTGGTGGCCACCCGAGTTCGGATCAATCACCCACCCCGCGAGGTTCGGGTACTGCTCGGTGAAGTCCAGGATCGCCTCGACGACGTCGCCCTCGTCTACGGGCGGCTCGATGACGACCGGCGGCGGCACCAGCCGCCGCTCCGACCCGCCCCAAAGCAGGACGCCGACGGCCGTCGTGTCGATCTTCCAGCCAAGATCAAGCCAACCGAAGCCCTCAAGCTCCCCAAAGCCCTCGTCGGCCATCAGTTCGGGGTCCTCGAGCGCGTCCCAGTCGCCGCCCTCGATCCCGAGCCCGTCGGCCGCCGTCGCGATGTTGCACACGAACCGCAGCCAGTGCTGCGGGGTCATCGTCGGCGAGTCGCGCTTCTTCCGCAGCCGCTCGGCGGTCACGTCCCTCCGCGGGTTCGCCCGG